CAATCGGTCCTTTAGAAAGAAGAATGTTTATAAGTTCTTGGTTTGTAAAGAATTCTGCCACAAACTCTTTAAAGTTAGCAAAACCGTACTGCTTCAGTTCGTCCTTTGTAAATACTTCCTTGCAGTAAGAATAGAATATCTTTGCTGCTTTTGTGTACTGAGTATTCTTATCAATAGCACCTAGCGTAAATACGTGTACTAACTCGTGAGCAAGCGTCTTTATTTTGGCGTTAGAGTAAATAGTAATAGTCCAGGATCCATCTGCATTTCTTGTAGCACTACCTTTCTTTTGTCGTTCTACGCCATTTATAATTTTCTTTGGCCCCTGTTGTCTTAGAACTACAAAATTAATATTAGTAACTCCAATCTTTTCAGAAGCTTTTCTGAGCATTCTAGACAGATTTTTGTACCGCTTGGATATAAGCTTTAGAGCGTCATTTAGATTTGTAACATTCCTCAATTGAATATAATCCTCACTAGGGGTATACTGATCATAAGAATCGTATTCCTCATCTTCAATTTCGTCATCTCCAACTTCTACAGCACCGTTCTCTTCCATCCACTTCTTAAGCTCTTCTTCTGTCATCGTCTGCTCTTCTTCTGCAGGTTTTTCTTCTTTTTCTTTGACAGGAGTTTCTTCTTTTTGAACAGGTTCAGCAGGCTGCTTTAGATCTTCTTTTACCTCTGCTTCGGTTTGACTGCTTATAGTCAAATTGTGCATAGTAAAGTTGGTTTCCGTTTTTACGAACCAATTTGTAGAAAGGAATCCGTTCTTAACTGTCCATTGACACAACGTATCGTTATCAAACATCTATTTTGTGATAACAAGTCCAGAATCAACACCGTCGATCGCAATATGAAAATCTTCATTGGACGTAGAGAAGTGCTCGTATAATCCTGGGAATGAGCTCTGTGCTAGGTTTTTAAACTTTACATTAAACGTATCCCAGCGAGGCATTGTCTCACAGTTTTGGAGATCTTTTGTAAACTCTTTTATATCATCAAGATTGTGTAGATTATAATTCTTCTAGTTCAATCTAACAACGTCACCAAAAGTGACATTTCTATCGCTAACTGTGTATACAATATTTGGCAGCTCTTGGTCGCCTTCTTTATATGAAAGACGTTGTCCGATGAAGAAATGTAGCATCTGAATAGCAGTATCGCGTTTCTTTTGCCAGTCTACCTCGGCAGTGTGATTTGTGTCTGCAATAATCTTAAAACATTTAGCGACAAAATTTGCAATATTTTTGTTGAACTTAGATCTAATCAGAGGGATTGCTACTCTACGTTCTGCGGTAGTTCCATTTTCTGCATGGTTTTGTTTGATTACTAGGAATAGCTGGTTTTGCCAATAATCTCCTTCTGGAGCTCTTCCTAACACAGCGTCTGCAGATTTTGCACCACTCTGAATAACTCCAGTCTTTTTGTCGTAGAATCCTATATCTACAATCTTGCCGTCGTCCTACTGAACTCCGAGATTGTCTATATCTTTCTGCGTAATTATACTCTCGCTACCATTAAGCTCGATGGGTTTGTGGCCAGAAGGTTTCTTATCGTATGTCGTATACGATCTGCGCAAATCTATTGTAATGACAAGATCAGGATGTTGTCGAAGTAAATCCTTGATCATTTTATACTTGTCAGTATAAATAGGATGATTTGTCTAAGCCCTTCCTCCATTCTTAGCTCCATATACAACAGGATTACTCTTTATTGATATTTTATAAGTCTTTCCTTTGTATTCAAGCTCTCGCACAATGTAAGGTTCTCCGTTTGGAGTAGTTTTTGAATATACTTTTACTATTCCGTTTGTAAGAAGATCGCTCTTATCTTTAATACTGTCGGCATCTTCTAGTTCCACTTCAATACCATACGTCCAAGATTCGTCTTTTATAGCGTTTATCTTGTCTATGTCTTTAGATACATCGGACTTCTTGTTTGTATTTGCGTCTTCCGCTTCCTTACGTTGCATTTCAGCAATCTCTTTATCCATATGAGATGTCTTGTAGTCAGACATTCTCTATACATATTGCTGAATTTTGTCCAATTGAGCATATGCTTCTGCTACACTTGCCGGCTCTGCTTCTGGAGTAAACGTAAACACCTGTTCAAATTCATACCCGTTCGTGTGATACTTTTCGCGGTACGCTTTAAGCTGCTCAATATAATCGTTTATCTCTTTAGTCCAAGCTTCGGCTTTTTCATTATATACCTTTAATAAAGCCTTCAGCTCGTCCATCTGATTTTCGTTGCTAGAATACTTCTTAACAGCCTGTTCACTTGGCTCTACAGGGATCATCTCACCTATATATAATCTGTGAACATTTTCGTATTTATCTACTACGGTAGGCAATAATACAGCAGAAGATATTACAACGCCTGGTTTTGACTGCAAGGCCTTAATCTATAAATCTACATAAGCAGCTCGTTCTTCCATAATGGAGAATGTGTTTTTAGTGTTCGTCATTTTAATTGGCTGTCCGCCCCAACGAACATAGTCATCATTCTTCATTGTATGCACATTTACTACGTGGATATTTCCTACCTTATCCACAGCGAGAAAATCTGGATCAGCAATCACCTTTTGACCATCTACTTCTGTGAATGACGGAGAATAGTTTGTAACAAACTTCCAGCCATACCTCTGCTCCATTATTCTCTTATAACGAATAGCATTCTCACAAAAAAGTTTAAATTGGTCTTTATCTATATATTCTGGTCTATTTACAACCTGGTCGGTAAGTATCTTTCTGAATGCATCTCTGAAATACTCATTTACATAATAACTTTGCCACGTACGAGGATTAGCTTGCATTATTAGTAGCTTTACTGCATTCTAATCGTTTTTGAGAATTGCATTTGCTATAGGATCTACTATAGATATATCTGCAGTACCGACTATTTCTGAAACAAGAAGCTTTGCTTTTAATAGTTTATCTTCTGCTTTTATGTTAGACTTGAGTATTTGGTATACTCTGAGACGTATTTCAGCAGCCTTTCTTAAGTATTTATCACTTATAAGAACACCAAACTTATCAAATATCCCAGGTTTTGTCTCAACTGGATTTGCCATGTACATACGCTCAGAAGGAATTATACTTCCATCCTAGCCTAAATACCACCCATCTATCAATTTTGTAGGTCCGAAAAGCTCTCCATTTGAAGAAAGAGTGAGATTGTCTATTGCCTACTGTTGTAAGTCAACGTTATCAACAGAACCATCGCCTTCTTCAGTAATAACAGCACTAGCGCTATCTTCACCAACAGGGGCAGAATCTACACCAGGTTGATCTGGCAATGGAGTATCATCTGTTCTGTTGTCAAGATCTACAGGAGATTCATCTATAGGACTTATCTCTTCGTCTACAGTAGCTGGAGATTCTTCTACAGGTTCTGGTGTAGGAGAATTTTCTTCTTCCTCAGACTGCGCTTCTATAGGAGCTTGTTGCTGCGGAGCAAAGTTCCAAGTGATTGTATTACCGTCTATTATTGGAGTACCGTCTGCTTGTTCTAGCTCTGCAGTAAGGATTTCTTGATTATCTTGGCTTACTTCAGGAGCTTGTTCCTATACATCTTCTGTATTAGACTTTTCTACAGGAGTACCACTAATCGTCTCTCGAACAGCGTTCCATTTTTCAGCCTACTCCCTGCTGGCTTCTGCTTTTCTTCTTCCAAAGAGTTTGCCGCTTTGATATTCGGCTTCGTCGTAATACTCGTTTGCTTTATCTTGAGCGTATTTTAATGCCGTATCTATGTCTATACCACCTGAAGTTAGATATGAAGTAATGTCGTCAGCAGACATGTTGTCAAATCCGGGATCCTCTATATCTGGAGCAGCGGTAGAACTTCCGTTTTCTGGCGCTTCATTTCTTCCCAAATTGTCGTTTTGCATAACGTAATCTACGATCTCCTACAGCTATTGATTCTTAAGAACATTGTCTTTAAACATGTTCACAATCTTATGAGATGTTTTAGAAGCGTCTTCGATGTCTGCATTTGCTTCTCCGCCGAGACCGATACTCTTAACAATATTGCTGTACACCTCCTGATTTAACATAAGAAGAGCAGAATCTCTGTATGCATCTACAAGTTTTTCTGCAGACTTTACAGGAATGAGTAAAGTTTTTAGATAATCTATCTGCTAATCATATGATGCGTTTGTTGTATCGTATTGCGTCTTTGAATATATTTCTACCGCATTCTTAAGTCTATCTCTAGTTTGTTTTAGCGAAGCGATAGATCTTTCGCGTTGTTTACTGTTAAACGCAATACCTTTTGTCTTTGCATATTCTACGAGATTATTTACGTCTTGCAAATCTTTAAGAAGCTGTGTAACAGCAATAAGCTATGCTGCGTTTTGGTGTAGTCTTTTCAATCTTTCTCTGTTAGAAATAGATTGCTGTTTTACAGTTCCATCTTCTTGCTTTACATTAAACGTAAACTCATCTTCTGTAGTATCTACTCCGTCGTTTAACGTCTGCGGACCAACAAGATTGTTTAAACGTTCTTCCAAATCTTGAGAAGACATTAATCCTGTAATCGTAGCCCAATTCTAAAGTCCTTCTTTTCTATTTTGTCTTGTCTTTTGAGTATAATAATCAAAGACAGATAATGCATAATGGGCTTCTTCTGATTCAGGATCGTATCCCATTCTGCGTAATCTTTCTTTTATTGGACCGTATTGTCCAGCAGAAATTATTCTGTTTGCTTGTTCTGAAAGCTTATCAAAATCCTCATCAGAATAAGGAGTATCGTTGCGTAGCGAATTCTTTTTCTTTGCTCTGTCAATAACTTCTAAAATCAAGTCTTTATTGCCACGTTGGCCATATTTAGCAAACGCAACACCTTTTAGAATTGCATCTTGTGCTTCCGTACGGTTTGCTACAGCTGAAGATAATACTTCGTTTTGTAAATATCTTGCGGTCTAGTATGCCTTCTTCATACCAGCAGCCTCCTATAAAGATACGGTTGCGCCAGTCATAAGACCTCCAAGAATCAATCCGCCTTTCCAGTTTGACCAAAACTCTTGATCGCTCTAGTAAGGAGAATCGGTAAGACCTATTTGGCTAAGTACTGCATTAAATACTTCTCCGCGTTTCTTTAGGTCGTTTACAAATAAGTTTTTCATGTTTCGCAACCCTAAATCGTCATCCGCCTAGTTTAAGATTTTTTCTGCGTCTAACGAGTTTAAATATTGCGTACCTTCTTCTGCCGCCTCTGCTAATGCTGTAGCACCAAATGCACCAACTCCATGCATCGTCTTGTCTAATACAATCTGGCGCTCCAATTTTGGCAAAACTTTATCTTCTATTTGCTGTACAGTTTTAAATGTTTTATTCCACAACCTACGAGCAAATGGAATTTGCGCAATTGCTGCTCCACCAGCGCCTCCTATAATACTACCAGGAACACCAAACCCAGCAAACTCACCAATTCCAGCACCTACTGCAGCTCCAGCAATAGCTCTACCAATTACTTTACTTTTGTTTGCCAACCATCCATATGGTGTTGCCATAAGAGCCGCTTCCAAAACGTCACCTCCAGCAGTAGCCATCATATCTCTCTCAAACTAAGTATCTGCTCCGTTGTCGCCAAGCTTTCTTGCTTCTTTGTAATACTGGTATCCGTGTTTAAGATTTCTAGGGTTCAGGCCTCCCATTCCAGCTTGATACATGGTAAAAGCAATCTCGGGATCTATTAGCTTATTGGCTTCGTCTTCTGTCAAACCGTACAAATTGATAGCTGTCTGTCTCGCATTCGATAGCATCTCTTTGCTTAGCTCTTTATTCTTTTTTAATTCTCCAAGAACTTTCTTTGTCGATGTATCAGAAGCTTCTGCGTGGTTTTCGTTCAGTGATGCTTGCCATCCTGCTTTTAATGCATTAGCAAATGCAAGAGATCGCATAGCCCATTTACCCTTTGGTAGCATGTTTGCAAGTTTTGCCAATCCATACGAACCAATCATTTGTTGGCCCATATGTTTTGTATCAGAAAATGAACTACCGACAATTCCTGGAAGATTGTAATACGCATAGTTACCAGTACCAGAAGATTCCATATATCTATAATGATCACTTACAGGAGCTTTTGTTTGCCACCATAACAAATCTTCTTGTTCATCTTGTATTTGTTTAGACCTTACGTCTTTATAGCTCTGTCGGCTTTTTATTGCATTAGCGTAGTTTTCGTTTCTGTTTTGAGAAAGAGGGGTACTATAACTGCTTCTATCTATTTTATGTTTATCTTTTGCAATATAGTCATATCCGCCATATAAAGCACCACCAATAAGTCCAACTATTGCACCGACACCAGCACCTGCAGGCCCACCAAACGAACCTCCGGCGATACCTCCAGCCGAAAGTCCTTCTATTGAATAACTTGCAATTTCTCCAATAGCTTCTAATATAGGGTTATGACCAGAAAGGGTGAATAGGCTTTTATCCCTATTCACCAATTCATCGGCCTGTTGTCTTACAGATACTGCGTTGTCATACAACCTTTTGCTGTCTATCGCTTGTAATCTATAATATTCCGCTAGTTTTTTATCTCCGTTTTTTAAAGACTCCAGATGTTTTTGCGTAAAGAAATCTTCTGCATCTTTATACCTAGAAAGTTGTTCATCTGTAATCTTAGACGCTTCCTCTAGCAGTTCTATTTCTTTTTCATCTTCTCTGTTGTCATCGTTTAAACTACTTATCGAAGTCTTATGGCTAGACTACATTAAGCTTGATATTGGATCGTACCAATTATCCTCTCTAGGTACAACCGTTGGAGTGAATCCGTATTGAGATACTGTAGAGTACGGTATACCCTACAGAACCCTCTGTGCGTCTCTGTTTCTATTTCTGGCTCTTCCTGGATCCTGTCCGTATATAGCCAATAAATCTCTTTGTCTTGCGTCCATTATCTTCTACTGTTAAACTCTGTAGTAACTGCTGAGTTACCGTAATCTTTTCTTTCTTGTACGCCGCTTGCATAAATAGATGCTTCGCTTGTGCTAGTAGACAGTCGATCGCGGCCGTATTCAATCGGAACTTGCAGCCAGTATCCTCTATCATTATCTCCGCCACTAACGTGTCCAACTTTGCTTATACCAACTCGAACCCACAGTTTGTTCTTTCCAGTTTCGTCTGGAGCCATTATTACACCATGATCTGCTGCATCTGGATATATAGCCTTCGCATCAGCAGCCATCGCACCAGGAGATCTCCATCCGATGCTATCCCACCAATCAGACTTATAACCTCCGGCAGACTTTTCGAGTTTTCTAAGCAACTGATCTTTAGAAGTTCCTTTGAGCTGTCCGGTGAATTGGAAGTTTATAATGTTTCTCATAAGCTCATGAGGACTTATGATTTTTCCGTTAACTCCCTTACGAGGTTCCCAATGTTTCTCAGACTCGTTATAAACGAATCCAGCTTTCTCCAACAAATATTTGTTATGAATATCATCACTGTTTGCGGCAAAGTTTTTAAGAATTCCATTTAATATGCCTACAGACTTAAGTGTTCTGTCATCATTGTCCGGCAAATTCTTAATGATTTGAGAAATGCTATGATGGCCGTCTCCGTATTTTTTATCTTTAAAGAAGAATTCAGTGATGGCATTATTTTTAGCCCTTTCTGCTGCAACTGGGTCGTTTTTATATCTTTTAGATATGTTATCTAATGCTTTTCCGTGCTCTGTTGCAAGTCTAATTCCAGCAGAGAACCCGGCTTTAGCAGCATCTTCTCCAAGCGCTCTTAGGTAGTTTCCGTTGTAATCGTCATTTTGTTTTCCGGCGTTACTTGCAGCTATTTCGGCCATCTTGTTATTATGCTCCTGCTATTGCAATCTAGAACTATAAGAGAACTGCGTAGCCATCTTGGCGTATTCATCTGCCTTTCTTGTAGGATCTACAAGTGCCCAAGCGTTAGCATCAGCTATGTCTCGTTGGAACTGAGCTTCTATATTACCTTCTGTAGGCTGTAAACCAGAGGCAACAACCTTCTGTCTGGCGAGATCTCTAAAGAATGCGGCTCTTGGGTCAGCGGCCAAAGAAGCACTAGCTCCTGGAGCTACTTTCATAAGGTCGGAATCAACATAACCGGTATATTCATATCGTGGATCGTATGCCATTCCTTTAAGTCTTGGATCTTTGGCAAAATCTTCTCTTGTAAGAGTTCTAGGAGTCCTTCCTTTATAGCTGTCTTGTGTAAGCTCTCTAAGTGTCGTAGCTTGTATTGGAGATGATCTGTCCCAAGAATTAAACCCACCTTGTCCGTTTGATGTTGCGAAGTCTGCAAACGGAGTCGCCCCTGTTAATGCCATGTCAAAATCTTCTTGAGCCTAACTATATTTACCTGCTGATCTAAGTTTCTATAAAGCATCTTGGTATGCATATCCCATTTTTGCATTAGCTCGCATTGCGTTTATTTCAGCTGGATTTACACTACGTATAGTCTGTGCAACAAGAGCTCTTCCCTCTGGGCTTCTTAATGGATCTATTCCATTTGCGTATAGATTGTTTATAGCATCTCTCACTCCACCAACAATTTGATTGTATCTTTCCATATCTTTTGCAAACGGGCTTATGAAGTCTCCATAAGTATTATAGAAGTCTTTAATCTATTGTTGTCCTTTGTCGTACATATCTTTGGCGGCATTTATAGCCATCGCCATAACCTATGTATCGTACAAGTCTTTGACGGGCATTTGCGCCCACTAATCGTATGCGTATACCATAATTATTTATATCTTTTATTATATTCTTGCTGCCCCAAGATCACATATTCAAAAAGATTTCCAAGAGCTTCTGCGTTTGTCTTAGGAGCACCTCTGCGCATTTTTTTTGGTTTTTTTGCATCGGTATTCGATAAATTTCCTAGAGCATTTTGTCTATTGTATTCAACCATCTGAGGAATGTTTTTGAAACCGTACTCATACTCTGAAGGTCTGAAAACAAGTGGTGACTGACTATACGCCTACGTAGTTGTTTGAGGTTTTATAGGGGTTGTGCTCTTTTTTGTACTAGGAGTGTTTGATGACTTTGTAGTTACCTTTCTTGACGGTCTTGTAGCAACCGGCTTCGTTTTTAAAGAAGTAGGATTGTACATAGGAACTTTTGGCATGTTTTTTATACTATCATCAATGTCGCGCAACATGGACGCAAAAGCAACATCTCCGTTGGGATTATTTTTCGTTTCAACACCTCTCCGCACAGATGTCCAATAATTATTTGTCGGATTTGTGGTATTATTCTATGTAGTATTTTGTCCTTTTAAAAAGTCAATGTAATCTTTCTGGTTTTTAACGTCTGCTGCATACAATCCGTACGTCTTATTAAACTACTTGCGCTTAAATTCATTAGCTACATATTGCTCGAGAGCATTCTGGAAGTTGTACATACCCATTTGCATACCTTGCTGTCTTGCAGCATGTGCTTTAGCGTACATGTCAGCATCCCATTGTTCTGCAGCCTGCTGATGAATAGCTTCTTGATTACCAACATTAAGTCTAGCTTGTGCTGCATTAGCGCGATAAGCATTGTTTTGTTGCTGAATAGAAGAGAGTGCGTTTGCAATATTCTGCTGTGTGGCATTCAATGATGCAATTCTACTAATAGCTCTTTGGCCAGCAGAAAGACCACCAGATTGATTTATAGCACTGGCAGCTCTTGCCTCAGCAGCCCTTTGTTGCTACATTATAGGATAGGCACTTATTCTCAGTTTATCTAAGTCATTGAGCGCAACTTGTGTATACGGATTGGCTTTAAATGTATCTGGTTTATATACGTCTTGATTTTTTGCATCGCTATATTGTCCAAGACCGATCAATGCTCCAGATAAGGATGGAACAAAATTAGTAAGCCATTCTGCGCCATCTACAAATCCAGGTAAGCAAGTTTTACCGTACATGTATTTACGTTTACTGTTTTTCATATTTCTTTGATTCATCTATATGAGTTTTAATTCATCAAGCATACCTGCCGTAGCATATGCTGGCACATCTTCAGCTATACTGTTTCCAGTTTCAGGATTCTTTAGTTTGGCAGAATATATAGTATCGTTGTCTGCTACATTTATTCTTGCAGTATCATTAGGCCCTCGTTTAATCTAATGCAACGACCCAGTATCACCACTCTCAATCCACTCTCCTTTGCTACCCCAAGCATTTTGTGGAGCATACATCATTCCTTCTGGTGTGTCGACAAGGAATTTTTTGTACGTCTGATTTGTTATTGGATTTACCGCATCTTTACCATCTTTAGCTTCGAACAACTGCTGAGAAGTAGGATCCCCGTATTCTTCGGCCTCGAGCTTCTGCAACAACTCCGTAGTAGCACGACTTCTGTTGTTGATGTTTTTATTATCAGCCATAGCTTGTGCTCTGCGAAGCCTCTCCTATTCTTTACGTCTACGACTTTTGCCGCCAAATAAGCCACCAAAGAAACCTCCTATGCCGCCAACAACTCCTCCAATTGCGCCACCGATAGGTCCTGCTACAGATCCTATTGCTGCTCCAGCAGAAGCTCCGCTAGCAGCTGCACCTAATGTATTCTGTTTTATAGAAGCGTCTACGGCCGCCATCTCACTGTTTGCATCAATGTCGTTTTGCTGTTCAAAAGAAATGCCTCCAACAGACTGTTGGTTTGTACCATACTTCATCAACATTTCATTTGGATCGATGGTAGCTTTGCTAGCGTTAGATATTTGATTTATTGTACCAGCGGCCTAGATTAGTCCGTTTACTCCACCAGAAATCTTTCCGGCTATACCGCTTAAATTAAGACTGGACTTTGGTTTAATTCCTGCAATCTTATTTAATTTTTCCATCGACCATTTTGTAAAATCTGGTGCATTTTGCTATAGTGACTCATTTAACTCGTCGTCAGAAAGCGTGCTACCAGGCTTACCCAAATCGAAGTGCGGCAACCATTTTGTATTATTTATATATTTTATAGTTCTTAAGTCCATGACATTCTGTATTTAGTTGTTATATATTGTAGTGAGAAGTCAGTACTATTTGAACTAGAAGATAATGTATACTACATAGTCTTGCCTCTCATTCTATCCCCCCAGTCTTTACTGTTACCGTTTCTAGGGATGTTTAATCTATAATCGTATTCAGTATTCGTAATGATATCAGATCCATTTGCAGAAGCGTTTTGCTTAAGTGGTGTACTATATGTAAATGTAAGAACAGATAGAGGACTGTTTCCATGTTCCCCTGGCACCATGTAATTGGTGCGGTCATTTAATACGTTACTTCCACCATAGAATCTACCTCCAAATGTCTATATGTCAAATGTTTTAACATAATCACTTCCGGCGTTTACTACACAATCTATTCTCGGACAAACTAAAGCTTCATTGAACCATACGGAAGAGTTACCGTCATTCATTCCGTATTTATACGCAGAATTTCTATCTGTAGTATAGAGTTGGTCTTGTGCAAACGTATAAAATAATGGAGAGAATGTATAAACGGCCGTAAATGCGTCTACAGATTCATTGTATACTATAGATTTGTCGTTGACAACGTTAAACAAAATCTCATTGTGGTTTATGTCGTAACCAACCGAAGGTATTGATGTATCGTCGCCATCTGTAATATAATTCTTGACAGTCTTAACAGTACTCAGTGGAATCGCAGCATACCCATCTTTATACTGCATTATTTCGCGTTTGTATGCATCCCACCAATACAATGCTGAATTACTCGCACAAGAAGTATGCTATTTTTCTTTCTAGCCATACTCTGTAGATATATAATCAAATCTCTCAAGAACAGAACCTGTTCCTAAAATAATCTAGGCATCGTCTACTGTATTAAGTAGGGTTCTTTCATTAACTGACAATACTCCTGTGGCGTTCTCCTACCAAAATACAAGCTTATCTTTAAACAGCTTCATATCAGTAAGTTGTCCAAAACGAGAATCTACATCGACGTAATTCATTGCTTTAAACTGCGTCCAATTATCTATTTTTTCGTTATTAGACTTCTTCTACGAATAATATACACGAGTGTCGTATATTTCGCTTTCCCCTTTTGTAGATGTATCGGATGAAAGCGGCATTAACGTTGGTTCTGCGTTATACGCAGTGTTGTATAGATAAGCATCTTTTTCTTGCACGTAATCTTCGAACGATGATGCATAATCCTAAATCCAATAGGACGTAGAATCTATTCCATATAGATTTCCATATTGCGCTGCAATGTCTATAGGGCTTTCTATTAAAACGTCGTATATGGTTGCCATTCTTTGAGTATTATTGGAATACTCTGCGTCGTAATAACAATGTGCTGCATGATAAACAAATTGCTGATATTTACAATCTCCGTCTTTTACAATAATACTTCCACTTCCAACAGAATAATTACCGTAAGAATAATATACGCTATTCTTTATTGCATATTCGTTGTATCCGCCATATGGCGTTGCCCGTTTCATTAGATTTGTAACAACTATTCCGGGAACTACAGGCGATCCGTTATTTTTAAACAGCTAGAATTTTTTCATTGGATCACCGTCTATTTTGAAAAGCATTAAGAATCCTCCACCAGAAATCGGATACATTATGTTTGCCAAACATGCTCCTTCGTCTTCAAAATTAGGATCATCGTCGTCTGTAGCCGGATAGTGTATCTCTCTAGCAGATGTCGGCAGCACGTGATCCATAAGTGTTGTTCTCAACTAAGAGCTGCCGGAGTCTGTATTTATATTGGAAATGAGTGGCGCGGACCAATTAAGAAAAGTTGTGTTGTCTATAAAAGAAGGATTATTTGTAAAAATAAAGGATTTATTATTGACAAACTAAGAATATTTTGTAGATTTTACAAACTCCACGTCTTTTATATTGTATTCACTTAAGTAGTCTTCGTTTCCATCATCTTCTTCTCCAGTTGTAACATATTTATTTAAATAAATATATTGCCGCTTTCCATCAGACGATAGATTTATTGGATTAGTAGTTGGTTCTAGTCCGGATACAGAATTTCTTTCGTTTTGCCACGCCATAAATCCGGCAGTAATAGAATATGTATCGGGTATCAAATCACCGTTCTAATCTTCGGCTAAACCGTACCACAAACCTTGACTGGCATGTATTATATAGCCATTACTCGCATTGAGTGTGGGGTAAAACCAAGGATAACCAGTAACGCCAGCATTAAGCTTTCTAGGTTCAATGTTTTCAGGAAGATATAAACTTTGTGCAGATTCATCACGATACGCCGCCATTTCTTTAAGATACACATTACTTTTGTAGTTTTTAACGATATCTTCGACATCGTCTGGCTGATAACAATACTCCGGAGATGCAAACATTGCGTACTAAAAATCAGTTTCTGCTTTTCTAGAATACTAATCTTCGCCAGGATTATACTACTTTGTAGGCCCTATCACCTAACTTCCGGTGGATGTCGTCACACAGCTTAGAGTGCTTATTACAAACGGAGTTCTTGTAAATATTCCAGGATTAGACAAGTAATTCCCATATCGCATTGGATTACCTATGATACCTTGGGATATTACATATGAATCATTTATTGTATGATTACAACGAACTATTTCGTAAGAATCGAATCCTTTTGGAAGAGTGACGTCAAACTAAATAGCAATTCCTTTGCCGTGATCCGCACACATTGCGATATCACCGATCCAATTTACAGATGTTGCGTTTCCTTCGCAGTCGAACAGTCGTATTCCAAATCTGTACGTGTCCAGGTTTCTATAGGTGTTTTTATAATTTTTACTTACTACGTATTTCCACTTTATATTTTTCCCTACACCATTATAGCCATACGTATCCAAATTCTAATTTGCAAAAGTATCCCACCAGTTTATATTATATTCTGGTTGATTTTGTAAATTATAGTCATACTATCTATGATAAAGATTACCTAATGTTATGTCAGACCAGTCAGAAATATTTGAATTTAGTTGCCCATCTTCATCGAGTACCGATACCTCCTGCCCATTCTATATAATATAACTACCTTTTGTATAAGCCTTTGCATCCCAATCGGTATTCTTTAATTTTTCGTCTACTTCATACTGTTTGTCATTTATATTTCCAGCAAACATGTAATCGTTTTTTGACTCTATTTCTTTTGGAATAAACCGCGTTTTAACATAAGATAAAAACTCAGACGAATTTACTTCTTCTATAGATGCTCCTGTATCTATACCTACGATATTTCCAACAACAGAACTTAAAGGCTTATCTATTATTAGATTTACGGTAGGCTGCTGTCCAAGTTGAATGTAATTTATTCTATAAACCTATATATTGTATCCCTTATAATCTGTAGCGTTTTCTATCGATATATCAACAGCCTTGTTTGTATTTTTTTCAGAAGGATATCCGTGACCATAATCCTTATATAAAGACAATACGTTACTAAATGGAGATATTGTAGTGGCGCTGCCATTTTCTTTGTACAATCTATATGCATATTGCACTTTTGCAGAAGAAATAGAACCTGCTGAGTCGCTAATAGAGACGGAGATGGGTCTTAGCACCATGTTCTAATACCCAAATACGTCATCAAAAGTCTCTCTTTCTACCCTATCTCGCATTATATTTATCGCCATCAGCTCATGTATTCCGTCTGCAATATATAGTTTGACGTTTTTGTCCGACTCCCACCTCAAAACAGTATTAATCGTTTTTTTAAATTCGTACGGATCGAACAAAATATCGTTTCCGTCAGAATCTTTTGTTTCCCAGAGTGGTTCGGAACATGGACCAAACACTTTAATTTTTGTGTTGGTATTTTTATCATATTTATAAATCGTCCACTTGTTGTCTTCGTTGTATGTTATAAATACCAAATAATTACGGATAGAAGAAAAAGATAATATTTTTTCATCGTTATCAATTATATTTGTAGGAAGTACGCCTTCTACAAGATGGAGTTCTCCTGTATTATGATCTTTGTCGGTAATAGGTCTTACATTTTCAGCATATCTATATTGATCGTTTGGAAGAAGAAAGTCAGATGTATCGGAATTCATTCCTTTTGTAAATGTATTAATCTGTTGGTTTTTATTAATATCCATAGTAATAATCATTATAGAACTGCTGATCATCACCCTGATGTCTAAAGAACGTATCGTCTTCATCTATCTCGGGGATCAACCTATTCCACTCGTTCTTTATATTCTACATATCGTCGGCAGTAGGCATCATAGCCTCAGCATATGCTTGGTTACGATAGAAGTTCCACTGCTGTTGTATATAAGTATACATATTCTGTCCAGCATTAACTCCTTTACCACCCAACGTACCTTTCATCCACTTAGAGAAAGACAGCTTCATTACTACATACCAATATACAGCTTCCTAATATGATGCGGTATCTGGAATCAGAGGATAACCTCTTTCATCAGTAGCAATAGCTTTATAAGCAATCTTTACATACCCGTCTCGTTTATTTGTAACAAGCCAACCAGGTTTAATAAAATACTGAGGATCTTCATCAACCTTGTATTCCTTCAAAGGTTTTGAATACTAATCTTTTACTATCTAATATTGTGTAGTAAAAGCTTTTGCTCTCATTGGTTGATGTGGCTCTTCAGGACGGTGCCTATGACCTGGTTTTGGGTTCCTGAATATGCCTGTCATAGTCCTCATTGGTATCCACCGACCCTTAGGTTCATGTGAATACGCCACTCCGTCTAAATGCTATAAATCATCAGGCAACGGTACCTGATGATCCTATATCTTTAACAAAGGTACACCATCTGTTCCAGACTCTTTATGAACATACTACATTGGTGCACCTATCTTCTCAACAGCTTCAAATATCCATTCTCGAATATCAGTAGTACGCTAGCGCGCTTCTGTTGAATCCAAATCTGCCATAATCTTTGCTATGACAGACTCACATTTTATATAATTGTATATCATTGATGTCTATATAATCGTGTTTATTGAATATTAGTTGAGCTAATCTTCGCTTATTTTGACGAACGAGACACAGTTGATACTTGTATCTATCCGGAAATGTCCTAGGTATCTTAGACCAATATAGTCTATACTTATATCCTTCAGAGTGTTCGTTTAGATGATATATACGTTTATCAAACTCTTTTGTACTCTTATAGTCAACCGACAACGATTTAGGAGATAGTGTCTTAGGTTTGTATTTACCTATCTGTATAAAACCAAGCCCGTAAGGCATTTTAAAGCCTTCTGAGCGTTCTAATACGTGTTCTAGTATAACTTTACACATCTCATCTAAAATGCGCTTGTAGAGGCTGTAATCAACCTCTACTGGCATTTCTTTGTACATATCTCTAAACGTGCACGATTGTTTCATTATTCTTCGTCATCCTGCGGTCCGTGAGGCTTAACACTAGCCAGCGTAGCATTATTACTATCGTCACTAGGTCTGTTAAGCATGAACGCAAGTTCATTGTTTAAAATAAGCTTTTTAATAGGAGGCACCATCCATCCGGGGATCTTTACATCATCCTCGTCATCTGGTTCTTCGTCGTCTTCATCATCGTCATTGTCTACTTCATATACAGCAAGTACGTATACGTATTCAAGTAGACCACCGTCTTGTAGACCCTAAATGTACACGTGACCGTCGTCTTTATAGAATGACGTCATCTCTCCGAATGTGTATCTGCGGAAATTCTGATAGTGTCTACGAATGTGGTTCATATATTGGATATTCTCACCAGCTTCATCGTGTACAGCTAATATGCTACTTGGAGCATTGTCTACTATATCTTTAAAAGTATCTTCTGTACGTTTTGTATACGATTCACGACCTTCGTCTGCTGACGGTACAATTTCCAACTTATGTGGCCCTGTCTCCTTTAACTTGAAGAACTCATCGTCTATAAGATCTTCCCAATCTAAATTATACTGCTTCTTACGGTCTTTAAGCTCGTCCAAACGCTGCTTCCACAGCTGTCTACGATAAGCATTAACCCAAGAAGCTATTTGGGCTCTTGATAAGTCTTCACTCTCACTAATATTGTTGTTTCTCACAAGGAGTAGTATATCATCAATGATTTCCTTTAGTGAAATTTTAGCAACCATATTATTTATCGTTTGATACAACAACTCTCACGTTACTAGTTTTAACCAAGTCGTTACTATTGACTACTTCGTATTTAGTCTTAGTTACCTTCTTGAAGTCTAGCGTAAAGAGTCGTTTGAAAAAATTCTTTTTATTTTTATACTCTCGGGTATTGTATATATAGAAGTACTAATCATTCTGTAATTGTATACCTATACTAACAGTATCTTTACCTATTGTATAGTTTACCTTGGTTTGATCATTATACTATATACTATCTGTATAAGTGGTATCTCTAAGTATAGATAAGATATCCCCCTATACCCCCTTACTCTACTTAACGTCTAAAACCTAGTTTTGAGTTGCAGCGGTCGAAACATGTTTAGATTTTATCTTCAGTTCTTTACGCACACTGTCTAGTTTCTATAACGTTTTATCATTCTACTGGTGTAAAGTTTCGATGTCAAGCTTTAAAACATTATTGGCCTACTAGGAGTCGTCTAGCAACCCCTAATAGGCCTCAATGTTGTTCTAAGCCATTTCTAGGCTTTCTGATAGCTTTTTGTTCTTGTTGTTGAGAGTTATCCCCCAACCTAACAAAATCGCAACAGCGAGGCCGCAAATGGCCTTAAAAGCGATTTTACGATTCTTTACTATCCAGCTTATTACTGTTAGTATTTCCATCGCTTAGATCTATTTCCGTTCCTATGTAATCTTCACCTTTCTTCTTTAAGAATCTGCCGAGTGCTTTCCAAGGGCCGTGTGGGTTAAGCGTATTGAGGTTCTCTATAATAGACCACAGCTCAGTTAGAGCTATGATTGTAGTAGCGCCCCCTGTTAACACAAATACACCGTCCTGGTTTAACACTGCCAATTCTAGTAAACGAGCCAACGATATAATGACAAACTCGTCAGCAAGCTTAGTTAACGTTCCCTTCCAATTTTTATGACTTTCTATCTTCTTCTTATTCTTATAAGCTATCTTAATGCCATAGAACATGTCTGTGGCAGTAAAAGCAAAACAAGCAGCAAGAAGTAGTGCTATCGGAGAATAAAATGCGGTAATAAGACTACCGGCAGCAATCGCTATTTTTCCTAGCGTAGTTCCAGCGGATAATCCCTGGAACATGTTACCGATTGAGTTTATTATTGGCATCATATTCAATCCCCCTCATACCAACCCGAAATAGGATTGATGTTTATATTAAACCTGGCGTCATCGTTTCTGTTTATAATAACATTAGCAGGGTTAGTATCGTAATGATATTCTCCAGATACGGCGTATACATCTACAGGAATGAGATCACTGTTAATATTCTCCCATTCGATACGCACAGCGTTATCTACGCCCTCCTAATCTGCGGTATCTCCTACAATAGTAAATATGGTAGAAGTGTTTACAGTTACAGTTCTAGCGCCAGTGGAATATTCACCGTCATATATTTTACCAGTTGCCACAATATAGTAATCTCCCTCAAATAGTTGAGCTTCTGCTGGAAACGTTACGCGTATTGTAGACGAATTTACATGCTTGACTAGAGCTTCATATCTTGTTACATTTTCTTCTACAATAGGAAAACATTTATCCCAATGGGGGTTTACTCCAAATCCTTTATATTCGTTATGGATATGTGCTCTGTATTGAGGAAATCCAGAATTGTTTATATTGTGTGGTGTTGGTGTAAATTCTTTTACGAAAGGTTCGATAGGAAATCTGCCGATAAACCGATTCTTGTTGATATACTCGTCCTTTATTTTCTACTCGAGAGTTTTGTTAACAAAGAAGACACGCATGAATCCTCGAATCGGCTGAGAAAGTTGTTCATTTTCGTTATAACCTACAGGAAGCTGTAAGTCGACAGTAATGTCATTTCCTTTTCTTATCTTCATACTGATAAAATAAAAAAGCTGAGATGGGCGTAGCCCACCCCAGCTTAGTTAATCATTCCTTGGTCTTGTCAACCTGGGCAGTAACACCTGCGTTCGTGCCGTCACCGGCGAGAATGTCGGTAATAGCAGTAAGAACAGTTGCGCTTACTGTGTAGATTTCAACAGTCTGCTTTGTTTTACGGAACAGATCGTCAGCAGTGCGATACATATTCTCAAACTCAAGAGTAAGAGCATTGTAGTGAGCTGTGAGATCAGTTTCCATAGCAGGCTTGATGATGGGCCAAGTACCTTCACCACGGTTCAAGATACCCTCATAACCCATAGCCTGTGCTTCGCGATCGCGAACGAGCTTAGCAGAAGCTTCATAGGTCTTGCCAGGAGTCTTGGTGATCGTTACGCCAGTGGGGAAGTGCTTGTTCAAAGACTCCCAACCTTCAGCAGCAGGATCGGTGTAATAAATGTTAGCATTGAAGCGAACCTTGTTGTACCAGTTGATAGAATCAACAGAGTTGTCGTCATCGTAGGTCATAGCTGTCAGGGTCAAAACACCAGAAGCAGCAGAAGCCGTAACGCGAGCGCGCTTGTACTCTTTGTTGATCATGTTGGCAATGTTCTGAGCAATCGTAGTTGCAGTCTCACCGTCCTCGGTAACATACTCATAAGACTCAGTCCACTTGCGGAAGCGAGTAGGCAGATCTTTGAAAGTCAGACGAACAATGATGCGCTTGCCGGCCTGTGACAGGAGCTTGCCGCTACCAATCAGACCAGTTGCACCAGTGAAGTTAATTGTAACAACATCCTCGGTATCAGCAGCATAGTTTGAAACTGCCCAACCTTTGATGTCGGCAACGTTGATGAAGTTAGACCACTTGATTACAGGAACATTTACGGTAGCGCCAGTAGAAGGATTAACCTGTACTGCGGTCTTACCGGTACCCATACCAATCTTAAAACGAACACTCGTGCTGTCGGCAGTCTTGTTCTGATCGAAATCCCAAACGAGGAACTGACCTTTAGCAACGCTAGAAAGGCTCGTAGCAAGAGTAGTATTGGTGCTATTGTTGCTAACGAACACTGAATTTACGTATGTAATCATATTATTTAATTAATTTTTTCTACTCCCCCTATACGTTCTGCAAAGCAGAGTCTAGACCTAACTAGCTGGGGTTTCCACGTTAAAATTATTCTTGTGTAAGTACTTCTGCGGTTAGTGTTTTATATCGCGGATCTGATTGATTTTCAACATACATCTGAGCTGCGATTTTTATTATCTCTAACCATGTATAGTCCTCGAAGTCTGTGTACTCACTATCCCAGCCTTCTGAGGTTATTTCTTCAGGAACTTTTAAGTATCCTAATGTATATGAAGCTATTTTATAATTCTTGTCAGTCAACAAACGAAATCCATCTTTTGTACGAACACGCAAAGGTCTTGCACGATGGTAACGATAATGAAAGTCTGTAAGAGAGTTCATAACCCTATACATAAAACTATCAGCTGTACATTCAAATACAGAGACGTCTTTCTAATGTTCACCATCATTGTCGGAAATAATAACATCTTCGTTTAAGGCAAACATCATGTCTTCAGGATATGTATATTCGTATACATCATAATCCTTATGACCTGTTGTATCTGGTTCTACATCTGCAGGTTTGTACTCACGGAGTAGCTTAATTAAGTCTCTGGTCCTCTTCTCATTTTGTTCATAGGACGTTCGTTTCGGAGCATTTCCGTTAAACCTATCTTTGACAAACTTCATTATAGCTTGATTGATCCAATAGAGGGAGTCATCAGTGACTGGCTTTTCTAACGCGTCGTCTAGCTTGTTTATTTCAAGTTCAAACGCTGCTATCAAGTCTATTCCTTTCATAATCAATCTTCATTGTCGTCGTTCTTTTGTCTTTGCTTTGCTTGCTGTCTAGCAGCTTCGTCTTGTCTGCGCTTATTAGCTTCTGCACCAGCTGCATATTGTACATACAAATCTACTGCGCCTGATACTAAATCGTCAAATGCATCCATTGGGAGCTCGCAGGGAGTAGACGTCATGAGATCAAAATGTGCTGGTTGTGCGTAATACAGAACTCTAATTCCGGTTACTGTAGTATATCTGTCGTATATAAGTGTGATGGTTGGTTTACCTTCTACGCTCTGATTCAATACTACAGCAGGGTATCTCAGTATTCTAAGACTGTCATGAGGGGTTTCTATCAGCTTCCATACGTCGTTCTGAGAAACTAACTTGTTCGGGAGAATTTTAATCTACTGATCTGCAGCACCATTTCCTCTATAACTGAACGTAGATGTAACGTTCGACACGCTTCTAATATACATATAAAACGATATGGGAAGTTCGAACGTATGGGATCTAGCTGTATCAATTATAATGTTATTCGGATCTTGAATGGTATTTGTACTTTCATCTCCCTCAACAGTAAGGTTTACAGATTTAAGTAGACTTTGTAGTACACTCTCAACGTGAGCAGATAATTTAGAACCCTCTGGAATATTGTCTAAGTTTCTATAAATATCGTGTATATATTTATCTTGATATTGATTCAAAAACGAATATATAGTTTCTGAATCTAGCTTATTCAAGAACTCTCGCTCTGGAATCATAGTTTGAATTCGTCTCTCGAACTCAATACCTAACTGTCTTGTCTCTTCTAGTGTCATGCTTCAAGTCCTCTCATATTAAGTTTAGAATTAAGTCTTTGTGATTCCACGTTCTCAAGAGCAAATGCAATAGCCAGACTAATCAACTCTTCCGCTACCGTAGAGTTGCATTCAAATTGATATAATGCGGCTACATCAGCTCCTCCGTCTCCTGGATCAAAATACGTAACGCCCGTCGCGTTTGAAAAAACACTAGAATCCAAATCCTTTACAAACGTGTTTGGTTTTTTTATGTACGTAAGCTGTATGCCGTCTGTGATGTTCGGAGTTTTGAAAGAATCGTAAACAACGTATATTTTGTTATCTTCGATATAACATACTGGAATTTTAATCCAGGGTATGTTGAAAGACGACGCCATAAACTTTTCTGCCATGTCGTGACTTACCAACTTTACAGGAATTTTGCGATCTTTTATCTTGTCGTATGCAGAAGCATCTTTTGAAGACATCATTGCCTTTACTTTTTTGAGAGTAAATATTTTATTGCCGTGATCAAAATCACCATTAAGCATCACGTCAATCCAACCTCCAACTGGAACATTGTCATATTCACTTTTGTATAGATATATACTTTTTATATAGTCTTCTGAGTATGTCTTGCCTTCAACAAGATTGTTGTACATATCGACATTTGGTACATTTATTGTACACGCATATGACGAGCTTCCGTTCACATCTCCGTTATACACATAAGCGGTAGTTTCGGTAAGATTTTCAGATACAGTCGTACGAACAAGATTAGCGCTAACGAAGTATAAATATTTCTCTGGGAGATTGCCGTACAGTATATTAGTATCGGCAATAGCATATGCCGTAATAGGTTTCCCTTTTACAACAATCGGCTGTAAATCCGAAATAGCTTTAGTATCTGCTTCAAACGTAGCTCTACGAACATTGTTACCAGTAACCTTTTGAGCAATCAAAGCATTGTAAGCTTTGTCAAGAATCGTAGCAACTTCATATTCTGTTAACGATGGATATGACGAAGTAACATTTGCCTTGTCATATTCTATCATGAATTTAGTATATATGTCTTTATGCGTCATATCTCATGTGTTTAACACAGATTATTTATTCTGTGTTTCGTTAATAATAGAAAGTTTTAGATCCTGATTCTTTTTGTTGTCAAGGTATGCAATAGCTTCTTCAAGACTGTCAGCAAACATATCGCTTCCGTAGAAGTAATGTGTCTTATCTTTACGAATAACGCCTTTTGCAATAGCTTCTTCGAGTAAGAACTCTGTCTCTTTTGAAGCGTTGTTAATCCACTTATCAAAGAACTTCTTAGGCTGCTTATCAACCAATCCGAACAAAGTAGACTCTACAAGCTCGTTAGACATCTTATCTGCCTTAACGCCAAACAGACGTAGACATTTACGCATCTGATCGAGACTAAGTTTGTCAAATTCCTTAATAGCTTCGCGACGCTGCTTATTGAGTTTGTTTGCTTCAACAGCTTCAGCTTCGCGATTAATCAACAAATAATCTTTGCCAGCCGTAAGTTTATCAAGAGAAGTAGCAACACGTTTGTGACCACTCAAGAACTTGATAATCATTTCCTGGCGAGGAATAGAATCGTCGAGGATAAGACCACGTGAACCAACTTTTACACAGAACGTGTCCCAGAAGTTGCTAGACTTTGAAAGATGGCCGTCCTCGTAACCTAAAACCTTTTCGTAATACTTTTCATCTTCGGGTGTCAATCCCGTATATATCGACCCAGACCTTGTGAAGTAAGGAGCAATGTAATCAAAACAAGCTTTATATTTTACTAATCCAGCCCAGGGATTCTTTTTCTTAATCTTTAATTCAACTACCATAATATTACATTAGTATGTTGTGATGCCGGGCGGGGAGTCGTTATAACTCCCCTCGGACATCATTATATCTTTGTTTATGAGATCAG